CGGCAGTGCCGTCCACGACGAATTCATACTTCCATCGAGTGCCATCTGTCAGATAACGGCGTTTATAAGCAACAGCAAACAGAGGCTCAATGCCAGTAGTAGTGCCAGCAAGAATACCAATGCTCCCAGTCGGAGCAATGGCACGGTAAGCAACAGGTCGAGAGATAAAGAATCGGTCGCAGTGTTCGTCGGCGCTGCGCTTTGATTCGTCTCTGTAGACTTTAAGCCATTCATGTAGTTCAGGAGTTACTTCGTATTGACTGCCTTTCTTTAGAAGCCACTCATGAATCCCCATGAGGCCGAGGCCCAAGCGCCTGTTCTTTTCCCGTACCTTGTAAACTTTCTCGTATGGTAGGTCGGCCCGAAGTGTTCCACACACAAGGAATTTTGAGGAGAGATTAACGACAGATCGGAACGTTTCCAGATTCTCAATATTTCCGAGATTGACTGAGCCAAGATTACATACGTCAGAATCGTCTTCGCTTGTAACCTCTGTACAAGCGTTGCGAAGAGTTTCAAGCCATTTCTCCAAGAAGTTGAACGAGAAGCCGGGCTCCCCTGTCTTGAGGGCCTGCTCCACATTCTTGATAAAGGTGGGATTGTTCTCCAGTCCACCAGCCATGGCAGCATCGTCGTAGTTGACACTGATGTTGGTCATGTCCAGCGGAGCGGGGAAGTTGAAGTCAGTAGCCTTTAGCTCTCGGACTCGCTCGGTCCAGTTTTTGGCTGTGAGGAAGCTACCAATGTCGTCATGCTGCCAATTAAGGCTTGCATAGATAGCAGAACGACGGCTACCTCCCTGCATGACGTTTCGTCCAATTTCATTAATGGCATACATAAGGGGAATAGGTCCGCTAGCTGTTCCCCCAGTTCGTGATAGCGCTTTGCCTGCGGGTCGGAGTCGGCTGTAGTCAATTCCAATCCCCCCGCCAGTCATCAAGCATGACATAGATCGCCACGTTACAGCACTCCATTCTTCTCTGGTGTCTTCCTCCGCTCTGAGGAGGTAACAGTTATTGTAAGCCTTGTAAGGCCGTCCGGCGTAATAGAGATATCTTCCTCCGGGTAGAAACCGCATCTGCTTAATATGTTCTCCAAGCTCTCGCCTATCTCCGTCAGACATGAGCGCAGTTGTGGTCCCCCCGCGGGTCCCACATACGTCATCGACCAGCCTGTCAGCAAGATGGTCCCAGGTGTCATTAGGTCCTTGGGCGTACTTGAATCGAAAGATGTTTTCACCGAATGTATTCCTAAATCTCTTCTGCATCGTTGGGCTCCTGCGGGTGCTTCTTGTACTCGTCAATCAGACGTTGCGCTTCTTCATCTTCAATGAGCCGTTCCTGATAGCGCTTTTTGCCGCGTGCCACTTCGTTCTCGTGCTCTTTATAGTTCTTTTCTTTATTCATCAACCATCAATTCTCGGCGAATTCTCCCCTCGTACTCTTCAACCTTGTCTGCAAATGCGTCAACCAAATCATCGCTCGTAAGCTGTAGAAGTTCGAGAAGAGCTATCTCATCTACCTTGCGTAGCTTTTCCAATAGCTCTCTCCTGTCCATGTTAGTTTACAAATTCCATTTCAAGAGCCTCATACTGCTCCGAGAAAGCCTTGATAAGTTCTTCGTGCATGTGGGGGAAGGCGTCAGGAATATTGAGAACCTTGGTGGGGGTCTCGTCAAACACTTCCTGTCCGAATTCCTTCACAGCCATCTCGTAGTTGCTCTGGTTGACGAACACAATCTCGTTGGCCCAAGCCAGCAGAGTTGGCGTCAGAGGGATGAGAGCATCCCCCCAAGTGCCAGCACTGCGAGTATTGTGCCGGTGTCCATAAATGCGAGCAGCAGTGGCGCTGCGGAGTATACCCATAGAACACACGAACAATACTTTCTTGTCAGGTCCTTGATAGGGATTATTGACAACGCCTTCTCGACAAGCGCGGATTTGTTCACTGAGAGTCATTCTGTAACCTTTTGAACGTGTTTAATGTAGTCTGACAGAGTGGCAAACTTTTCCTTCCCAATTACAACCTTGTAACGGTCATCCATATCTGGGCGGGTAGCCATCATGGCAGCGAGGAACATGTTGCAACAGCCTAGGTGATAAACATGGGGTAGCCCAGACTCAGGGTCCAGGTCTTCACCCTTGTTGATGGCACCAAGATGGCGATAAGCAGCAGCAATAAGGCGAGAGTATTGAATACCACCACGCCAGTTGTGAGCAGCATACTTATTAGCACCAAACCCAAGGACCGCAGCAAGTCCCTCAATATACTCAGGATCGACAAGATCAATCGGCGGTTTGCCTGAGTCATACTTAGTTCCGGGGGCAGGTTGTTCCCATCCATCATTCTTGTAATGCTCCAAATCAATTTCACTTATCAAGGTATTTTCCTTTAAGGTAGTGGAGGGGCACTTGCACGAGGTCGAATTCCCCGTCCGAGACATTATGTAGCATGAGGACCCCACGCCAGTGCTTGTTTCCTTGTGGCCCAAGGTAATCTTCATCATGTTCATAGCAGCTACCGGCAATGATGCTAGTGAGAGTTTTTCCGTCTGCTCTGGTTCCTGTGGCAATTTGAATCCCCTGTTGGTGGCCCGCAATACAGGACATGTGTTTCTTGTTTAGCTGCAACTGCGCTGAAGAAGCGGGCCTGCCAGCAACACCAGTAACAAAATAGTGACTGTAGGCAACGCCGTCGAGAACCACCACATCCAGAAAGTCATGAACCGTCCAGCCAGCTTCTGCATAACCAAGGTCATCCGTAGATAGAACCCCATCCAGTTTTGCATCGTCATTTACTGCTCGGTTGATTCTGTATTCGTGATTACCAAGGAGGAATTCAAGACGAGGATAATAGCGCTCTCTATGTCCCCTCTTAGCTGCCGCATTATACTCTCCGAGTGGACCCATGAGGCTATCCATGCCCCGTCGGGCGGCAGCCACGTCACTTTGATACCTGCGTCCCTCAAACACCTTCTTACCCACATCGTAGCTAGAAAGAGAAGGCATATCCGCGAAATCACCAAGACAGACAATAGTATCGGGTTTCTTGTCCACGATATAATGCCCAATGGCTTGGAGGTAGGCTGTGTCATCGTCAGGTCTTAGTTGTGTGTCCGGGATTACCAAATGCTTGGTCATTGCATAGTGGCACCGTCGAACTTGATGCGAACGTTGTTGTCTTCGTCAGCTTCCTCAAGAACGAACTGGGCGCCCATAGCCATGAGTCCATTGACACCAAACTGAAGTAGATAGTTCATCTCAGCCTCGTTCAATACACCCTCGATCACAATGTTTCCTTCATCATCTTGTGCTTTAATCTTTACTTTCATTTTCTCTTTGCCCTTTCCTTGGCGCTTTTCTTTTTATGACACGTCAAGCAAAGGACTTGGAAGTTGTCACCGTCACAAAAGAGTCGTTTAATGTAGCTGTCCCACGTCGTAAATCCCCGCGCTGTCACTACTGGCAGGATGTGATCGACCTGAACTTCTTTAGCCGGGAAGTCATCTCCACAGCCGTTGCAGAGATAGAACTGACATAGGCGCCCTGTTTTTGGGTTAGTTCGCTTCTCAGTCTTTGCTCCTGCAAGGCACTGGTATTTCGGAGGATAGCGCCGAGTGCCGCTTCGCAATACTCCAACAATGAAGCTGTGCTTTCTGGCATCAGACCACTCTTTCATCCGGTGGAACCCACCAATCGTTCTGTCTCTGCCATATGTGTAGTACCTTTGCGTTCATTATTAGTTCCTCACGGGTATGGAAATGGGCCAAGCACGCATTAAACATGTCCAACTCATCATCAATGCCATCCAGAATCTTATCAGCCTTTACAGGCCCAATCCCGGCCGCTCCCTTGATCCCATCGCTGCTGTCCCCCACAAGAAGTTGCCAGTAGAAATGCCTGAGCCCTTCCATTGGGGTGACATAGGTGCGCTGATGTTTTACAAAGTTGTAATGCCATCCGGGAATTTGAAGGAGGTCTTTGTCAATGGAGCATATGATGGAGTCATTAGTGTCTCCAACGCACTGCCGAATCCCCAACTGGTCGTCGGCTTCCATTCCTTCAATATAGGTGGCTGCCCATTCTGTAACCAATCGTCGTTTACAAGCCTCAAGGTGTACTGGCCGGGGCTTCCCCAAGCGATTAGCCTTGTACTCAGGGAATACCTGATATCGAAAATTGGTGTCTCCGGTGAGGTAGCACTCCCATTCGGTGCCTCCCGTTTCCCGAAGAATGATTTCCATAAGCTCATTCGTTCTCCAAGTAGCTATCCCTTCCGGGTCTTTCTCAGCAGATGCCGCGCATCTGAATGCCACAATGTCGCCATCAATCAGTGCTAGCAGACTTATCTCCGTATCTGTTCTTCATAATGGTTCCTTCGTCCAAGTCCTTGAGATAGGCACCGAGGGCTTGGTGCAAGAGACGCTCGAAACGGAATTCCTTATATGGCATCCCAAGCACCTGTTTCTTGCGCCAGCCCTCATCACCGGGCATTTTCTCTAGTGAATAGCCCCACCTACTCTTGTAATTCCCATAATCGTAGCTACCGGACCCATCCTCTTTTATGTCAATGACACGAACAATACGTCCACGGCGTTTGTCTTTCGCTACGTTGTCTGGAATCACCTCAAGAATAACTCTGAGCATTAGAACTCAATCTCTTCCGGCACCTCCACATCAAACCGGCTGTCCTCATACGACGAAGCATATTCCGTTGCGAAACTGCGCGCATCCAGCCAATTGCGGAAGTGGTCGATGAGATACCACTCTTTCTCCTCACGATCAACCGAATCTGGATGGACCGTGTATAGATAGTAGACGTAGTAGTCTTGCCTGTCGTCTTCGCCTTTGGTAAGGCGTTTATTGATCTGAAACTGCACTAAGCTCCTCTTGGGGTTGATAAACGAAATCAGCAAACTGCTCTGCCAAAGCAAACACAGCGTCCAGCTCAGGGGGGCTCTTGGCACCAGTCGTTAGCAGTTCCACGGCATGGCCAAGGCTGCTCTGGCGCACAATCAGGCGTTGTCGGGCAATACGCTCCTCACGGGTTTCGTACTGACTCCCAAGTACTTTGCCGGTGGTCCCCGTCTGAGCGGCGGCGGCCGGCGGACGAGCTTCACCGTCGGCAGGGGCAATAGCACTCCATTCATCGTATCCCTTTGCATTCTTGGTAATGGTTACTTCAAACTTGGAGCCCGGTTG